GAATAGCTTGGAAATCTCCAGCCGTTTATACCTGTTGTACTCATTTTTTAATTATACCACCTATTAGTTTAATTTACTTCTTTTGAACATGAACGCAGGACACATATATTTAAATCCAGAAGTTATTTCTGTAGACTCATGATAATAAGGTTTGACAGATGGGAATATTAATAAGCTTCCTGGCTCTGGCTTTATATTAATACCCTGCTCTCTAAATATTACATTTCCACCCTCAAAATCATCATTTAAATATAATACTAGGGAGGCTGTTAATCTAGCCTCATCATCATCTTCTTCACAATCTATATGCGGACCCATTTTTCCACCAACGTGATACTTTCTTATAGTTATCTCATCTGGAAGGTACCCTAGATCTTTTTGTGTTCTAAAAGAATAGTCTTCAATGCATTGCAAGATAGCATCATGAATTTCTGCAATAATTAAAAAAGATTCTTTATCTTCTGATAAATCATATCCAATTCTATACCCACCAGCTTTAAACTCGCCAAATATATCATCTTCCCTAGTGCTTGAAACCCACGGGGCCCAGTTGCTTAAAGTAGAATTATTTTCAATTACACCATCCAGTGATTCTATTTTTGCAATAAGCCCTGCTGGGTCCTTGATTACCTTTTTGTAATAATACAGGTTATCTGCTAAAACTTCTTTTATAATCATTCTCTACCCTTTGGCATAACTGGCTTACCTTCTGGTGTTGCCCATTTTTTATAAAGCTCTTCTTGTTCTGCTCTAACCTGTTTTAATTCATCTTCCCAGGCTTTTTTTTGCTCTTCTGTATATACACAGCTAGCGTCATCCCAGAAAGATCCAATAGTATATCTGATTCCACCCTTTACTGTAGTGACCATATGTTCTCTTGTGTGGCCTCCAGCAAATATAGCACATAGGCCAATCTTAGGTTTTATATTAATGCTTCCGTCTTTAAACTTTAGATGACCGCCTTCGAAGTCGTCATTAAGGTAAATAAAAACAGCGTACTTACTTTTTTCAAAAGCCGTTGGGTTTCCATGATCATCTGAATTGTCTGAGTGATAGTCTGCAAACGCACCCTCAATCCATCTTTGTGCATGGTAGCTAACTTCATTAACCTCAAAGCCTAAAAGCTCTTCTGTCTTTGATTTTATCTTTTCTTTTAGATCTCCAAAGAAATTGGGGGATAGGCCAAAGAGCTTAAGCCTATCGTCTGATGGCCAATACCCCATTGCCTGTGATCCATAAAATGAAATCTCATTCCATTTTAAAACTTTGTTATCAACAAGATAATCAAAGTATTTAATAACAGCTTGACATGTCTCTGGATCGATAAAGTTTTCTACTAAAAAGAACTCATCTCTTATCTTTGGTAGACTCATGATTCATAACCTAAATGCTTTCTTTCAGAATATTTCATGTTCTTTGGATTTTCTTTTTCGATTCTATCCCACTCCATCTTTGACCATCTATATGCACCAAAATGTTTCTGGTTTGCTAACCACTCTGGGGTGCCATCAAATATGTGCTGAATAAAGTTACGGATAAAGAACTTCTCTCCATTTTTAATTACTCTAACTCCATGGAAGTATGGCTCTGTAGATGGGAATACAAGGATGTCTCCTGCTTTTGGCTTGTACGGATAATACACATCATCAATAACAAACTCAATGTCTCCACCTTCGTAGTCATCATTGATATAGGTTGTGCATGTCAAAAGAAACTTTGGGCCTGGCATATCTCTTTCTGAAATAATATAGTCAGTATGATATTGCATTGTCATTTCATTTTTCATCATGTCAATATTAGAGTTGTATTTGGAAAATGAAGAAGTCATAAGCTTAGATGTTGGTGGCATTTGCACATTATATCTATCTACATAATCTTCAATAGCAGTGTTATATGCCTCGTATACACGATCTGAAAGATGTTTTTCTTCATCATACATTGGGCCAAACTCTCTAGGCTCATTATCATCATGCTTTTGCTGAGAATATGTTCCAAAAATAGACCACTGGTCCCAAGTTCTTAAGTAGTACTTACCTTCTGAAGTACGCTCAGACCTTTTCATAATGTCATAAAGATTATCTGCATCTGGCAGCAATCCTTGATAAATTCTTACATTTGGTAATAACTCAAATGATGTGTACTCGTGCTTACTTGTCATCCTCTAACCCCAACTTTGTTATTGTCCAGAAAAATGGGGCAGTATATCTAGTCCCACTTGTAACCTTTGTAACGCCATGAATATAGTTCTTGTCCCCAGGGAAGAAGTACGCAGCTCGTGGCTTAGGCTTAAATTTAATATTTTGAAGTGGAAAGAATAGTTCTCCGCCTTCGTAGTCATCATTAAGATAAAATACAGTTCCTAAGTCATACCAAGGAAATTCATTTGGTGTTCCAGCATCTGGGCCCTCATGAAGCTCTTTATCAGCATGAGGGAACTGCATTGTTCCTACTGGCCATCTAACAATTGCAGCATCAGTTGGTTTTACCTCAACCTGAAATTTTTCTCTGATATGTGGAGTCATTCTTTCAATTACACGATCAAGAATTCTTACAACTTCCCCAGTCGGATCTGCTTTTAATAAAGTATTCATAGTTGCAACTCTATCTTCCCAAACCCTGTGGTCATAAATTATATTTCCATTTTCATTCCACTGAGACTCTGTTATATCCCAAACAGTATTATTCTTTGCAAATGTAAGAAGGTAGTGTTGCTCTTCTGGAGTAACCATATCTTCTAGCTCAACAACATTGTCTGGCGAATTGCCAAAATATCCTGAAGGAGTTATAGTCTCTCTTGCGTATCGTGCTCTTTTAGTATATTCCATTTATTTACCTATTCATATTTCTTAAGAGATCTAACGGTTTGCTTATATGCACCGCCGTCTTTTGTTCTAAACTTTTTTGCCTGAGCATTGTGTCTTTCTTGCAAAGAAACAATATCGTGAAATTTTGGCTCCATTTTCCAGTCTTCTCTTTTGTATGGTATCAGCTGAAGATACGGAGTTCCTTTTGGAACCTTGCCTTCAAAGTCATCTCTTAAGAAAAATGGAATAAGGCCTGGAGTATTCATCTTATCATTATCTATTATAGCAGAGGTGGTTATAAACGGTAAATCAAATCTGTTAATAGGGTTTACATACAAAACACTATATCCATCAGGAACTTCAGGAGCCCAATTTGGATACCAGTGGAAGTGGCTATTTAGATATCCATGTGGAACTGGAAACTCATTCATTGGGGCTCTAGATCCTACAAAGTCTTCATAGCCTGGCTCTGGAATTGCTATAACATCTCCACTTTCTAGCTTTGTAAATACAATATCACATGGAGTTACATAGAAGTATCCAGTTATAAATATATCAAGTAAACCTGGACAAGACTTAAAACTTCTTACCAGCCCGCCCTCTGCATTTGGCCAGTACTCTCCAGTCTGCTTATTGAGCTCAAACTTATCTGCTTTTTTGAACCACTCAGGCGTTAAATTTTTTGCTGGCTTAGGGTGATAGTCTTCACTGATTATATTATAAAGTCTATTAGAATGAAATGTTATCTTGTTACCCATTTGTTTTTAACCTAATAACCTTTACTTCATGCTCACCAATTTTATTGCCTAGGTGGTCTGTAGCGTTTCTATAAAATCCTGTCCATTTACCCTGCTGATTAATTCTTTCAGCTGTTTCGCCATACTCCCTGCCATCAAATGGAGCGCCCACGTAATTTCTTCCATCGTGAATATTTATCTCTGAATTGTTTAGGTCTGCTATTGTAAGTGGCACAATAGCTGCAATTGGAGTTCCTGCTGGAATTGTTATAACTTTCCCAGGGGAGGTTATTCTCCAAACCACTGGGACATCTCCTGAAAAAAAAGAAGTAGTAAGAAGAGTTGTAAATGCTTGAGCTCCATCTATAAATTGATTTGGTACTGGCATTATAAGTGTTGTTGTTTCTTTTTCAGTCTTAAATGTAAGACCTGTTCTAAAGCTAATTGTTCCGTTTGCCCTATTTGTATGACAATATTTTTCTCCTGCTAGAATCTTTACGTGATCTGGGCTACTATCTGAGACCCCATCCCATATAAAAGATATGTCTTCTGGAAAAGATATTCCCCAACCTAGTTGGTTTGCAAGGCTTACTGGAAAGCAGTTATAGGCATGCCTATCTACAGTATTCTCCATCCAATCTCTTTTTACTGATAGCTGAGTTATTGTCCCTGGATACTTTGCAGTTTTATAAACATGTATATTATGCATAACCCTCAGTGTATCTCTTTTCAATTTCTCTATAATCAGGCGTATGAGGAGCTTCTAGATAATCCAACATTGTTACTATAGAATATTTAGTTCCCTCCGTTACTGGAAGAGATGCGTGTGAAAACAAATATGTAGATGGGAATAGATATAGGTCTCCAGCTTTAGGCTTTATCTTTAGATTAAACTTGTCAAAATATAGCTCTCCGCCTTCGTAATCATCATTGATGTAGCCAACTGATGAAAGAACACAAATGTAAGAGTATCCATGATCTGAATGCACCTGAAAATGTTGGCCTGGGCCATACTTTACAAAATTAAATGACTCCCAGTACTTGAGTGGGGCAACATTAAATCTTTGTCTATAATCTTCAACTGGGCCAAGCTGTGCATTTTTGGAGTCTTCCCAAATTTTTTCTAGCTTAATCTGATCTGGGCTTTTGCCCTCATCATTTTCATTATTTTTCTTAACCTTAAAGTCAAATGCATCTCTATATTTTAAATCATTATTAGCATAGCCAGTTGTGGCCTGCTTCCATTTATAGGTAGCATGTGGGGAATCTGAATATCCAACACCTTCTGCATTTGGATCTGAGGATAGACATTCTTCCAGCCTATTTATTAAATTCATATCTTCAGTAAATGTGTTTCTATAAACAAGCACACCTGGTGCTAATATTTCTGGCTGATTCATTTTGTCTCCTCTGTCTCTATTATATATAATTCTTTCATTTTAGTCAATCAGTTTGTCTTTCATAAACCTGCCTCGTTTTTTATCTATTGCAACAAGACTTGATTTGTAAAGATCTTTTGTCCAAAAGGTTGTATGAGTGTATCTGTTGCCTGACTGTATTTGTCTTATGCCATGCATAGTGTTAATGTCACCACTAAATATTAGAAGCATGCCAGCCTCTGGTTTAATTGAAAACTCATTATGCTGTGGAAAGAAAAGCTCTCCTCCTTCAAAATCATCATTTAGATAAAGCATAGATGTATATAATTTGTTTGTAAATAGTCTCTTGTATTCAGATATATTCTTTTCATCAAAGAAATATTTACACTGCTCTGGAACGCTGTCTATATCTATAGAAGAGATATCAAAATCTGGATCAATAAAATCAACATGTGGCTCTTGTAGATGAGGATAATACCACTTTACAATCTCCCAAAGCTCGCTATAAATTTCAAAGTCTGGGTTAAAGAAATCTTTTACCTGCTCTTCCATTCTTTCTTGAATAGGCACTACAAACTTAAATAGATCTTTATAGTTTTCCATGCCTTCTCGGTATAGCTCATTAATTTCTATTCTTCTATTGTCCCAATGCTCTGCGGCTGATTTATAGTCTTCCTCTGTCTTAAATGTCTGCCTCTGTCTGTTATGTTTTGACCACAAGCCAGAATCTTCTGAGTATTTAATTAGCCAGTCACAGTCTTCTTTTGATATAAAGTTTTTTATTATTCTACATTTAGGTGCTTCTAGGTCATTTATTATCATCTTAGCCAGCTCGCAATTGAATATCTTACCCCAGAGGTTACTGGGTTTACCTTGTGTCTATATGCATATGATGATGGGAACATTATTAGATCCCCCGCTTCTGGTTTATACTTAATATTAAAAGAAGGAAACTCAATTTCGCCACCTTCATAATCATCATTTAAATAAAAAACTGTAGATGCTCTTCTGAATGTAGCTCCAGCGTCGTCTATGTGTAGATCAAATTTGCCACCCTGATCATACCTTAATATCTTATATGGCTGATGAACCTTAAACTTAATATGATAGTCTTCTTCATAATCTTTTTCTATAACAGAAAATTTATTATTAAATAAATCTGAGAAAAACTTTATTTCTTCATGATCTGCGTCTCTGCATATTACTGGAATATCTATTGATTTTGTATTTCTATAAGAATCATCTAGAGTTTTATTACCATCATTTGCATCAATCACATATTCTGAAGCCCAATCCAAGCTTTCTAGCCTATGCAAATTTTCCACAATATCAGATGAGTCTATCTTATATACGGTTATCCCTGGAGCAAGTGTATTTTTTATCACATGAACAACCTATGATATGGCCTTACAAACCATTT